ACGGTGCCTGTCACTACCAAGTCAGTGCGATCTCGCGAGGCTCTTTCCAAACTCCAACGAACCGGCAGCACTAAAGACGCTGCTGCTATCTTTGAACAATTTTTGGATTGAGGTAACAGGAAATGTCCCAGACTAGTAATACTTTCGATACCTTTAACGCAAAGGGTATCCGTGAATCTCTCTCGAACGTGATCTACAACATCTCGCCCGAAGAGACCCCGTTCATGTCGAACATCGGCCGCGAGAGCGTCAAGAACACGTTCTTCGAGTGGCAGACGGACTCGCTCGCCGCTGCGTCGACGACCAACGCGCAGATCGAAGGTGACGATGTTTCGGCCTACGACTCGACTTCGGCCACGGTTCGCCTTGGCAACTACACGCAGGTCAGCCGCAAGACGCTCATCCTCTCGGGCACCCTCGAGTCGGTGGACAAGGCCGGCCGTCGCTCGGAGTTGGCCTACCAGCTCGCCAAGCGCTCTGCCGAGTTGAAGCGCGACATGGAGAGCATCATGCTCACCAACCAAGCCTCCTCTGGTGGCTCGGCTGGTGTCTCGACTGCCATCCGAAAGACTGGTTCGTTGCTCGCCTTCTTGAAGACGAACACGGACAAGGGAACGAGCGGTGCTGACCCGTCTTACACCACGCAGCCGAATGCGACCCGCACGGACGCCCTCGCCGCTGATCAGCGCACCTTCACGGAAGCGATCCTGAAGAGCGTGATCCAGAAGGTGTGGACATCTGGCGGTACGCCGAAGGTGCTGATGGTTGGCCCGGTCAACAAGCAGCGCGTCTCGGCCTTCGCGGGTATCGCGGAGATCCGTCGCGAAGTCACGGGCAACAAGCCGGGCGTGATCATCGGCGCGGCCGATGTGTACGTCTCGGACTTCGGTGCCGTGTCGGTTGTCCCGAATCGCTTCCAGCGTGAGCGTGACGCCTTCGTGCTTGATCCTGAGTACGCCAGCGTCGCCTTCCTGCGTCCGTTCCAGACGGTGGAACTTGCCAAGACTGGCGACGCCGAGAAGCGCATGATCCTTGTGGAGTGGGGCTTGAAGGTCAACACCGAGGCCGCTCATGGTCTCGCGGCTGACTTGACCACGACCTGATCATGATGATGTAAACTTGGGGGTGCCGGTAATTTTGCCGGCACCCCTAGGTTGAGGATCGCATGAACTCTACCGGCAAACGGTTATTCGATTACGACCCGATGACGGGCACCACCAAGTGGTGGCATTACGACGCCGACAAAGACGAAGCAAAGATTGAAACGGTCTTTGAAGTTGGCGACATCATTGAGCAGAACAAGGCGCAGTTCAATAACACGGACGAGCGCACCAGATGGGGCGAGTGGAGCAAGGTAGCCTCGATTCCGATGGCGCTCTTCTACCGTCTCAAGAACCAAGGCATCATCGACGATCCGAAGAAGATGAAGGCTTGGTTGAACGATCGAGACAACCAACTGTTCCGCACTCGGCCGGGGCGCGTATGAGTCGCTCAGTCGCCATCCTAGTGCCAGCGCGGGACACTGTGATGACCTCATTTGCGTATGACTTGGCCCGAGCCATGTCATACCACACCGCGACAACAGACGACCGTGTGATTCTTTATACCTCACACGGCACGCTGATCGCCTCCCAGAGAACGGAACTTGCGCGGCAGGCGCTAGAGGAGAAGGTGGACTTTCTCCTGTGGCTGGACTCCGACATGCGGTTCCCGAAGGAGACCATCGGATACATGATGGATCTCGACAAGGACATCGTCTCGGCAAACTACGCCACGAGACGGATGCCGGTGAAGCCGGTGGCGATGATGGACGGCGGAGAGAAGGGCGTCGGCAGGGTCTACACCGAGCCGGGGCAAGAGGGGCTGCAACCAGTCGACTATGTCGGCATGGGTGTGATGATGGTCAAGCGCGAGGTGTTCGAGAAGCTCGAGCAACCGTGGTTCGCGATTCCATACAGCACGGTTGGCGGCCACTACATTGGTGAAGACGTGTTCTTTTGTCGCAAGGCAAGAGAGGCAGGGTACGAGGTGCTGATTGACCACGCGCTATCGCAAGAGGTCAAACACATCGGCACCTTTGAATACTCACTACAGGGCGCATGGGCAGTAAAGGACGAGCAACAGAATGGCTCTTAACACATACAGCGCACTGAGAACTTCGATTGCCGACTGGCTGAACAGGGATGATCTCACTGCGGTCATCCCTGATTTCATTGCGCTGGCCGAAGCGCAGATCGAGCGCCGCATTCCGATCCAGAAGCTGGTGAAGCGTGCGACTGCCACAGTTGACACGGCATTCTTTGCGGTGCCTTCGGACTTTATCTCGGCAAAGTCTCTGATCTTAACCTCAACCTCTCCGGCGCAGCCGCTGGTGTTTATCTCGCAGGACGAGATGGACGCCAAGAAGTGGATCTACACGACCACCGGCAAGCCGCAGTATTTCTCGGCAGTCGGCGGTCAGTTTGAAGTGCTGCCGGCGCCGGATACCGGATACACCGGCGAGCTGACGTATGTGGCGAAGCTCGAGAAGCTCTCGGACTCTGTCACATCCAACTGGCTGCTGACGCAGTTTCCTGACGTGTACCTCTATGGCTCGCTGCTGCAAGCGGCTCCCTACCTGCGCGACGATGAGCGTATCGCGGTGTGGGGTTCGCTGTACGAGAAGGCCATCGAGGAGATGATCGTGCAAGACCAGCGTGCCTCATTTAGTGGGGGCCGATTGGCAATGACTGTCAAACCGACAAGGGTGATCCCGTGAGTGCATTTTCCAACTATCTCGAGAACAAGGTATTGCTGCACGTCTTTGGCGGCACTTCGTACACGGCGCCAACAACTTTGTATCTGGCGCTCTACACCTCTGACCCCGGCGACGGTAACACTGGCACCGAGTGCTCTGGCACGGCATACGCTCGCCAGACGATTGCCTTCACGGTGGTGACTGATACGGCGAGCAATAACGCTGCCGTCGAGTTCCCTGTTGCTGGCTCGAGCTGGGGTACCATTACGCACGTTGGTATCCTCGACCAACTGACGAGCGGCAACCTACTGGCGCATGGCGCGCTGACCGCCTCAAAGGCGATTGCATCGGGCGACGTGTTCCGCGTCGAGAACGGTGACCTTGACATCACCTTGGCCTGATAGGGGATTTCATGTCGACGATCGTCACCCGTGCAGGTAAAGGTTCGCCGTTGACCCATAACGAGGTCGATGCGAACTTCAATAACCTCAACAATGACAAGGTCGAAGAATCGACCACGATCACCGCTGGCACAGGCTTGAGCGGTGGCGGTGACTTGTCCGCTAATCGCACGATCTCGCTCGCCAACACGTCGGTGACGCCGGGTAGTTATGGCAGCGCTTCTGCTGTCGGCACGTTTACGGTGGACGCGCAAGGCAGACTGACTGCCGCCTCCAATACCAACATCGCAATCGCCAACACCGCAGTGAGTGGCCTTGGCACGATGTCCACACAGAATGCCAACAACGTCTCCATCACTGGCGGCTCTGTGAATGGCACGACCATTGGCGGCTCTACGGCTGCTGCTGGTACGTTTACTTCTGCAACCGTCTCTACCGGCAACCTCACCTTCTCGTCCACCGGCCAGCGCATCACGGGCGATTTCAGCAATGCAACGGTAAGCAATCGGCTGATGTTTCAAGGAAGCGTTGCTAACGCGACGACTTTTGTTGGATTGATTCCTAATGGAACCGGCACAACATCATCAATCAATTGCTTTGGCAATAATGATCCAACAAATGCCCCATTTGTCCGACTGCTGCAAAATTCTACAAACGATTCGCAAATTCGTTCAGATATTACAGGCACCGGCACTTATGTTCCGATGACCTTTCATACCGGCGGCAGCGAGCGTATGAGGCTGGATGCGTCGGGGAATCTTGGCGTTGGTGGAACCCCATCGTATCGATTTGATGTGCAGGGCGGCACGGCATCATTTAGCGGATCAAGCGGCGCTAATGCTATTAGAATTGCCGGTGCTGGAGGATCGTGGTTTTGGATTGATAATCCAACTACAACCACAATGCGATTTTCGTCTGGCGCAACGGCTGGAACTGGCGCAATGGTGCTTGACTCCTCCGGCAACGTCGGCATTGGTACTGCGTCGCCGGGAACGAAGTTAGACGTTACAGGATCAATCCGCGCGTCCGAATCGCTGAACGTCGGTACTGGTGGAACCTACGCCGCTGGGTCAATTTATTCAGACGCAAACTGGGGAATGATTTTCCGCGCCAAGCAGGCATCTCCTGTGCAGGCAAACTTTAGGTGGGCGACTAGCGCAGATAGCGAGTTGATGCGTATCGCGACAGACGGTAGCGTCGGCATTGGTACTGCGTCGCCGGGGACAAAGTTAGACGTCGCAGGAAACATAAATGTTGGCGCGTCAGGAAATAAAAATTATCAAATTGCGACTGACAGCAATGGATTATTTTTGCTGGATAGAACAAACACCCGCTATCCATTTAAAATCAATGCTGGTGCTTATGACGATGCTCTAGTTATAGGTTCTACCGGCAACGTCGGCATTGGCGCGTCGCCATCATTTAAATTTGAAGTACAACAAGGATCATCGGGCGCAAGTCCGTCATTACGGCAAA